TGACAGACAAAAGTATAGAGCAACATATTGAACAGGATAAAAATATCCTTCAAGACCCGACAATTTCTCCCCAACAGCGCCGTCACATTGAAGGCGAATTAGAAGAACTGGAAGCATATGCAGAGCGTCATCCAGAAGATCATCATGATCCCACTCCACTTGAACTTTATTGTGATGCTCATCCCGATGCAAGTGAATGCAGAGTATATGAGGATTGATAATTAATGGAAGGAGGATCTTTATTCAATCCTGGGTTTTTAGGTGCTAATTTTCTCTGGTGGGTTGGTCAGATTGCTGATGACTCTACCTGGAGAGATAATATTGTTACTGGAAAATTTTAGAGTAAAGATTCTATTCCTGGTTGGGGTAGAAGATATAAAGTAAGAATTATTGGTCTCCATGATAAAGAAGAGGAGACGATTCCATCAGATCAACTTCCATGGGCTCAGGTGATGTATCCCATCACTGGTGGTGGTGGACAATCAAATTCGGGACAAACTCCAAATCTTCGTCAAGGAAACTTTGTATTTGGATTTTTCCTTGATGGTCAGGATCAACAAGTCCCTGTCATTATGGGAGTTCTTGGTAACAATGCTCAGACTGCATTAAAAACCAGGACCGGAAATAATGATTCTAATTTTGCAGGAACTAGTGGATATGCTGAGGGTTCTGTACCAAAAGAAGGAACTTCAAAAGAAAAAGTTCCTGATGAAGGACTTGTAGTAACTAAACCAAAAACACCTCAGCAATCTCAAGAGTGTGCATCTGCACCACCAGGTTCTTCAACAAATCAATTTGGACTTAGGTCAGACCTTCCGCTTTCTAAAGAACAGTTTGCAGATCAGCAAAGTGCCATTGCTGAAGCAGAAGCAAGAGGTCTTACTGGCCAAGAAAGATCTGATTTTATTCAAAAATCAGTTGCCGATGGTATAACAAATAGATGTACTTTAGCAAACTCACCAAACTCAGCATCACAACCTGGAGCAACAAAGGAAAATGTTGATGCTGTTCATGAATTAAGTTCTGGAGATGTAAAGAGACAGGATAAGTATGAAGAAAAAATTGTAGTAATGAAACCAGATAATTTTGTGCAGTCTGCTATGAAGGCCATACAAACTGTACTTGATGATCTAACAAAAAAAATTAATAAGTACTTGAATGCAATTAGAAGTTATATTGATGCTGTTTCTAATGTAATTAGTGAGTTACAAAAATTAGTATCTGATGCTGCATGTCAAATTGCAAAATACATGAAAATTATTTTTGATAAAATTATGGAGTATGTTTTGAAACTCTTGAATAAATCATTGACAAAAGCAGTTTCGGCAGTACCTTCTAGTATGAGATTTATGTTCTCTGATATGAAAGAGATCATAACGGAACTTATCTTGTGCTTGTATGGAAAAATAACAAATAATCTTTGTGGATTGATTCAGGGAATTTTGGATGATGCTCTCAAGTTAGATGATGCCGAATCCCAAATTAGAAATAATCTAAATGATTCTGGTAAACAAACAACTCCATATGTTCCAATGTGTGCAGCAGAAGATATCATTGGACAAGCAATAGCATTTAATAAAAATGAAATTGATGATGCTAATAACACTGTATTGGATAATGTAAATGCATTTTTAGAAGACATGCAAAATCAAATTTCTGGTGTTAGTGATTCTTTAAATAATATCAATGCATTAATTTCTGGAATATCAGGTAGTTTGACTTCTGCACTCACTTTTTCTAATTTATCACTCAATATATTTGGATGTGAACTAAAACCTAATGTTGCAGTATCTGATTATTATACATTTGCAACTGGTGGTGCAGCGCAACCAGATTCTGAATTGCCGAGTGAGAAGTCTGTTGATGAAGCAGCATCTAAACCAACTAATGCAAAACCAACTGATGAAGTTCCATTTGCAGAACCAAGAAAAGATCAAAGAGACATAAATGCAAGAGGTTCATATGATCCTCGCTATGATAGCCGATAAATATGCTTATGACTTACAGAAATCAAAAAATATAATCTATAATGTCATTTAATATTTTTGGTCCAGCAACAAAAGATGACATAAGAGTTGGATACATCTCAACTGATAGAGGATTCGTTGACGGTGTATCTGTTTGTGATGCAAATGAATATGCAGCAAAAAATCCAGGAACAACTTTTATTTTTAAGACAAGAGATATAACAAGATATTTGAACATAAATGAAGTAAATAGATTAACTCCTGATGATCTGTCTGCAACAAAGCAAGGATGTGATGGTATTCAATTGGAGACGGAATGTGGCCCAGCACAGGTTTACTTTTATGGAGGAGGTGGAGTAGGTGTTCAAGGTAATCCTATTATTGGTGTAGATGGATCTCTGCTTGCAGTTGATTTGGTCTATGGCGGAAATGGGTATCAATATCCACCAATTGTGGAAGTAAAAGATGGATGTGGAATAGGAGCAGGTGCAGTTACAAGAGCAATTCTTGGTGAGGTAATAGAAACTGTAGAAGTATATGACCAAGAAGCAGACTTTGAAGAGTATGAATTATGTGAACAAAATATTTCTAATTATGGCCAAAAATTTAATCCAGATGGAAGTGTTGTAGGTGTTTGGGATCCTACTTTATATGCAAATTTAAGTGAAGATCCTATTCGTAGAGAGATAAGAGATTATCAAGAGTTTCTTCAAGAACTTTCAAAACCATGGTGGACTACAAGAAAAGAAGCACCTCTTAAAATAACTTCTCCTGATGGAGTAAACAGAACCAAGGTTGATGTAACTGATAAAACATATCGTGAAGCAAGAGGTGATTCCTTACAGGCAACAATAGAGCAAGGATATGTTTGGAATGCTTTTATGAATAAGTATGCAATATCCCCTGTTCCGCCCTCTAATGTTATTGGTTCTGATTTTGGCCCATTTCTATTTACATTTGAGTGGGAAGAAGATTTTCCATATGATGGTCAATATACATTTAGAGGATGTGCTGATGGGGCGATAAAAGATTTATACTTAGATGATCAAAAACTCACAACACTTGCATCTTATAATGAACCTCCTGTTAAAATTAAAAAAAATATTAAAGCAGGTGTCCATAAAATTAAAATTGAATTAGAGAATGGTTCTTTTTCAAGTCCCGTTTCTTGGAATGATAACCCAATGGGAGTTTCTGTTACCATTGATGCACCACTTCCCCCTATACCAGTAGAACCTATTCCTGAACAACAAGAAGGAAGATGTCCAAATAATCCAATATGGACAACTAGATTTCCAACTGCAGAAAATAGATGGTGGCCAGTTTCATATTCTAGTGCCATGAAAGATGCTGGAGTTACTAAATGGAGTGAGTTTCTTGATAGATATGCAGTTTCTCCTGTTCCACCATTAATTGATCGTGGCAGTGATGGAAGTGGAGTTCTTCATTTAAATTCATGGCCAATTGATATTCCCTATGATGGGTTTTATAGATTTGCAGTTCAGAGAGATGAAACTGCAAGAATATATGTTGATGGCAGTCTTGCTTTTGATGTGAAAACTGCTGGTGATATGTTATGGAAAAATTATAGAAATAAACCAAAATTTCAAACAGTTTTCTTCACTAAAGGAAGTCATACAATTTCAATTGAATTAGAACAAAGAAAAACGGATACTTTTGAACTTATTGATAAAAAAGTTTTTAGTACTAAAGATTGGTTGTCTCCACCAGTACCACCTAAGCAAGAACAAAAACAATCTCAAATTCAAACAGAAGAATGGGTTAAAGTTGATGATGTTTTTGTTCCTCCAACTTCTGGGAGAGGTAGAATAACAATACCCGAAAACGCATCTTTCCACAGATATGACGAAGGAACTTATTATAGCGGCAAAAAAATAAGACAGGGTGGAGATTGGAATGATACTAATCCAAACACAAACTATATTGAATGGGATAAAGATACCAGACTAACATTAGGAACGTATTATCCGGGATCAGGATCTAGATTTGGCATATCAGTTTGGCAAAAAAGAATTGCTACACAAAATGTAGTATCTTCTCAACCAACTTCTCCACCTGAATCAGTTACTAACAATAAAAATGGTGTGACTTATAGTGGACCTCCACTTGCAAATTATCTTTATGACTTTCTTTCTCCTCAGTTTGCTGACCCCTTCACTCCTCCTGCAGAAGAAATTCAAGGGAAAACCTGGGTCATGACCTGGAGTAACGTTGACTTCTTTGAAGATGGTCAATATACGATAACTGCAAAAGTTGATGATAGTCTTGTATTGAAAATTGACGGACAAGAAATAACCACCGTGAAATTGGCAGAAGGATACCGAACATTTTATTATAATACTTTTAAATCAAAAAAATCTGTTCAAGTTGAAGTCAGTAATTTAAGATTCCCAGAAACTAGTTTTCAGCAAAATCCGACATATTTTTCTTTAGAAATTACTAAACAAGTAAATGTGTCAACTGGATTAACCAAATCTTGGGTTGAGAATCCAATTGGAATCTCTGCGATATTAATTCCACCACCTTGTCCAAAAATTATTAGAGGTAAAGGAGTTGTAACTGATGTTATTGTTGATGATCCTGGAAATGGATATCCAGTTCCACAAAATGATGTCTCTCCTGATGTAACAACAACATACCCAGCCTCACTGAGATTAAAATCTGTTGAGGTTGAAGATCCAGGTATTAACTACAATTGTGGTATAGATCAAATTCAAATTACTCCAGACAATGGTGCTGTTCTTGACTATGAGTGTGACACTTTTGGTAGAATCACTAGTGTAAAAGTATTAAATCCTGGTCTTGGGTTTACCAGATATCCAGATATCCGAATGGTAACTCCAGCAGGTGCAGTTCCAACAGGTGTGAATGCAACATTCAGGCCTCAGTTTGAAGTTGTTAGGGATCCAATCGTTGTTGATGAGGATAAACTCATTCAAGTCACTGACTTGGTTGGTCTCAAGCAGACTGGTTATGTGGATGGTCGTGCATACTATGGTGCCGTCTTCTACAAAGAGGGGGTTCGCTATGCAGGATTCTATGAAACTCCAGGACAACTTGTTCAAGTTTATAATACTCTTCAGGAGAGCATTGACGCCGAAATCACTACACCTCCATCTGCAATTCAGAGACAGGGTACTGATATTACCAGTAATGATCCTAGACTCAACATTCCTAATACTCCTGATGATCTCATTCAGGGTTAAATAGTTATCATATAATTGGAATTTTAAATGGCAGTCGCTAGAAATACTGTTAATGATAGAATACCTGATGCAGGTGGCGGAAATAAAAATCCGTCAGATACTGCAAAGCAGAATTATACTGGGATAAGATATGGAAATGATCATGGATCTATTTCTTTTGGTCATATCCATAAACAAGGTGATGTAACTGCTTCAGTTATTCTTCAAACACCTGATGGTCGTCATCAATTTTCTTTAGACAAAGATGGTCAAAGAAAAGGATGGACAACATCAACTTCTCCTGGAAATTTCCAATTAGAAGCAGGTAGTGATAGATCTGAAGCAGATGATGTGATCATGATCCATGCCAAAAATGGTAATATTGACATTATTGCAACTAATGGTAAAATAAGATTACAAGGAACTGATATTGAACTTATTGCTGTCGGTGAAGGTGGCAGTAAAGGAAATATCAAAATGGAAGCAACTGAAAATATCAGTTGTAAATCAAAAAAGTTTTTGGTTGATGCCAAAACTTCATATAAAATTGTAACTCCCGGAACAGGTGAACTTGTTGCTAATGGTGTGTT